AGATTTTTTGAAGCTTCTCAGGCTGCATACCGCGGTCCGCTGAAATGGTGGCGAAAGTGTGACGACAGCAGTGTGGCGTTATCTCTGTGTCATACTTTTCAGTGCTCCTGCCGCTTTTCTGTCTTGTAATAGTAGGCGGTGGAATTATGCCGCATTCGGCAAGTGCAGGATAGAAATTGCGCTTGCGAAAATTATTTGTGTCGCCGTTAAGTAAGAACTGCGTCTGACTTTCGTTGTACCAGCTTTCGACGAAACTTTTTATTTCAGGTATCTGCGGCGGCAGAGGAACTATTCTGTCCTTTCCGGCGTCTGTCTTGATACCGCCGATTATGTAACCCTCGTCAAGATGTACGTTTTCTTTTTGTATTGTGAAAACTTCACCAATGCGAAAACCTGTGTAGATCATGAACAGTATGACCTGAACGGACTTGTCAGAGGAATGAGCCCATAGTTTATCACGTTCTTCACTCGTGAAGATACGGCGCTCTTTCTTGACTTCTTTCGGCAGGACGATAAAGCTTGCATAGTTCTTGTCGATAATGTCATTCTGTTCTGCGTACTTGCAGAGCTGAGAACATAGCTGCTTGATTTTCGCACACTGTGAGCGGCTGAAAACTTTTGCACAGTCATCTATACAGCGCTGGTAATCTGCTGTTTTAAGGTCCGCTATCTTCCTGCCTGCGATACTGTCAAGATACCTCCACGCCGTCTTGTAGCCTTGCTCGCCGCTTTTGGTGAGGTTTTCAAAGTGCTTTTCACTCCATTTTTGGTAAACCTGAGCAACAGTCAGAGTGCCATATGGAATTTGTGTGCTGTTGAAATATTTGTCGATAGCACCCTGAGCCTGTGTTCGTGTTTCGTATGCGCCAAGATATCTTCCCCCTGCTCCCGATATGGTTTTAGGAGCATAAGCAAGATAATGGCGCAGTCCGTTCCTTTGGTCATATCTTATCGTTCCTGTTCCTCTTGCTCTGCGGCGTGTTTTCCTTTTGGTGGTTTCCTGTTTCTTACCACAGTGGTTACAAAACGGGGACCCCTCTGGAATTTCCTTGTGACATTTCTTACATAGCATAAAATATTCCTCCTATTTTCTTGACATATTTAAAAATATGCAGTATAATAAAAGGGCAAAATTCGCCCTTTCTTAGCGGTTGGGGTGTGAATTTTTGAACTGATACTGTCAATATCAGTTCACCTGTCCTCTGAGTGCTGTCAACACTCGGAGGACTTTTTTTTATTTAATTGCTTTTATAAACTCGATAACATCTTTTGCTCGGTATATCTTCTTATCTTTATTTCTGTAATCGAAATATCGTTCATATTCCATTGAGCCTTGAACTATTATAGAGCAAACACCTTTTGCTGGCGTTTTATATATTCTTGCATTATTTGCCGTGAGCCAATCTAATATAAACTCTTTATCTTTGATGATGTTCTTGTCCGACAATTCTACAAAATAAGGATATATGTATGTGCGCATTAAACTTTCGTACTCAACTGTATCGAAATATGGCTCACCACAATCACCGAGAAATTTGCGGAAGACAGGGTCATCGTAAACAACATTGTCAAGACAGTTATGTTCTTGATAATCAATCGGAAGATACTCTGTTGGTATTCCCTCGACGTTTAATAAAACTTCTCCTCTTTTTAAAAAGTCTAGTTTAATGCATTCCTCATAAATTAGAGCTTCATACTCAGTCAGTTTGTCTAAAAGTATTTCGTGATCTATTCCCCATTCATCTTGTATTTTGCTGTATCTTTCATATCTGGAATTATTCTTACCGTTCTTGTACTTTTCAATATCTGCCAAGATATGATTATATCTTTTATTAGTACCCTTTCCAACGTAGAAATAGCTCTTTGGGGTCATATTAGCAAACCACGCATATACATAAAATCTGCGTACTTTGGTATCTGCCTTGAATATTTTGTCTACAAGGAAACGTTCACAGTCACCCTTATGCTTGTTATATAAAGATAACACTTCTTCACGCATTTCGTGACCTTTGGATAGGTCAACCATTTCAAAATCAACAGCTTCTTTTGTCCATACATTTACAATCATTATATTCCTCTTATCTTATAAGTTTGTAGATGATGTTCTTCCACTATTTTCATCAATAAACCTAGACATTTTAGCCAAGTAATCAGGCATTGGCATTTGTATTGCAAAGCAGCCAGGAGTAGAGCAAGATGAATGCAATGAAATATTATCAATGCTTAAGTATTCCGATAAGTCTTTAAGCGACTTTTTTAGCTTGCTTACAGGAAGCTGCGGCGTATACAAGAACTCGAATGAAGCTGAATTTTGCTTGTATAAAACATCTATCTTTTCTAGTTTTAGAACTACATCAAAAGTCATTTTATAGTAGCAGACTATATACTCTGCATTTTCTTTCAAGAACTTTTCACACATACTAGGGTAATCATTAAGATCATTCATCATTGTAGCTTTTTCTGCATACTCAGGAGTAGAGTAAATCTGAAAGCTGTCGATTTTAGGACCAGTCTTTTCACTTTCGGATACAGTAGCCTGCATTTGTACTCTTTGTGTTTTATCAACCATGTGTAAAAGATTATCTCTGTCCAACAGTTCTACATCATTCACCTGTGCAAGCTGCTTGGCAGGCTCGGTAAAATACTGATTTGTCATAACGGCACCCTTATCGCATTGGTAGTACGCAAGTCCGCCGACAACTTCTTGTATAGGTGTGTTGTCAAGTTTGTGGTTGTATCTTTTACATTGTATTGCATACTTGACTTTGTCTTTCTCTGCAATGATATCAACGCCAAAGTCACCGGAGCCTCTTGTCACCTTAACGTGTTTGTAGCCGTTGGATTTCAGAATATCAGCACAGGCATATTCAAATTGGTGTCCGTCCATTTTATCAAGCTGTTTTAAAGTATACTTTCTATGAAACTTGCGGTAAATGGTGCAGATCATACTTAAAACTATCACAGCGGCGATCACGATAGCAGCTATCATAAGATTATGCTTAGCTTGCTCGGATATGTGAGTTCTTATAAGGTCTATGATAAGTGCGATTATGCAAGCAAATATCAGATAGCCAAATATGGTGGCGATACAGCCCGGCTCTGATTTGCGTTTCTTTTTACCCATATACGTTTCTCCTAATTGATATTTTAAGTATCAGCAGAAAGTTATCCTCTTGAACTTAATCTGGAAGTTTTGCTATACCAATAACTCTGCCAATACAAACTATTTCGCCGTTTTCAGGAAGAATGTCTGGATAATCTGGATTATGTGAAATAAGGCGATTACTACCTTTTTCTTTTATGTAACCTGCGCCATTCTGACGGAACAATCCAATTTCACCAACAGGAACATCAGAATCGGTGGCTATATATACAATGCTGCCGTCACTAATCGTAGGCTCCATGCTGTGTCCATCAACTTCAACTGCAAAATCCGCTTCATGGGCTTCTGGGGTATCTATTACTTCAATTTCTCTCCATACATCTGAATTGCTCAAATCATATCCACAGCCTGCCGAAGCTTTATTCACGTTAAAGCGTTTGAATGTAATTGTTTTAGACTTGTTTCTACTTGTTTCTGTACAACGTTTATACTCTATATCTAGTATACTTTCCACAGCCTTTTTACCATGTTCGTCAAGAGCATGGTATTTTTTTGTGATTTCTTTTATTACCATGTCTAGTAGCGAAGTATGCATTGACTCCATTCCTAGATTTGCAGGTTTAAACTGAGTACATGATTCATCAGTGTAAACTGCATAAGTATTTCCTTTGTATGAATCAATAATCAGGTAAAAAGTGTGATCGTCTTCACAGTGAAATTCAATAGCTATTCCGTCACTTTTATAAGTGCCAAAGTCAACAGGTTTTATTCCTATAAAATGTGTGCAGTCATAACCACATACAGGGCATTCGATAATATATTCATCATCCAACTCATGCGGTATAAAATTTAGTTTCAAGTCTTCACTTTTCAAGTAATATTCTGGGACATTTAGAAAATCTGCAATTTGAGAAATGTATTTTAAATATGATTGATTTTTACCTGATTTCCATTGTGAGAAAGTACTTTTATCTAAGCCTAAGTAATCTGTAAGTTGTTTTTGTGTGATTTTTTTATAGTTCATCAAATCACAAATCTTGTCTATAATTGACATAACATCAACCTCGCTTTTGTGCAAAATGACAAAGTTGAGAAAATATCAAACAAAACCATTGACAATTGAGAAAATATCAACTATACTAATTTCAGTTGATATAAATTCAACAACAAAAGGCAACAGCGTTGATAATGTCGGTGGTTTATAATATTTAAACTTTGTTTTCTATATAGTATCATATTTCATCAACTTTGTCAACCTAATTTTATTATGATTGTAGGAGGTGACAAATTATGTTTGATGATTTTAAGCAAAAAGTCAAAATGATTGCAAAATCAAAGTGCTTAACGTATGCTCAAATAGCTGAGAAATCAGGTGTAAAGGAAAGCACAATTAAAGCGTTTATGTGTGGCGCAACTGATAGCAGGCGTGTTGCTGAAAAAATAGCAGATGTCTTAGAAGTAAAGATTGTTTATTGCAATGGTGATTATAGTATCACCACAGAGAAAGGACAGATGACTAATGAATGAACTAATTAAAATCAGCTATGAAAACGCAGAACACCCAACAGTATCGGGTAGGGAACTTCACAAGGCTTTGGAAGTAGAAACTCCATATCATAAGTGGTTTCCACGTATGTGTGAATATGGCTTTTCGGAGTTAGAAGACTTTTGGACAAAAATGTCCGAAAGTACAGGCGGCAGACCGAGTACCGACCACCAACTTACAATCCCAATGGCAAAAGAGATCTGTATGTTGCAGAGAAGTGAAAAAGGAAAGCAGTTTCGTCAGTACTTCATAAGAGTTGAAGAAGCTTGGAACAGTCCTGAAATGATTATGAAAAGGGCTTTGGAAATTGCCAACGAAAAGGTGAAAGCTCTGCAAGTAAGTGTTTCAAAGCTTACTGTTGATAAACAGATAATGCAACCGAAAGCTGATTACTTTGATGAACTCGTGGACAGAAATCTGTTGACGGGAATAAGAGAAACAGCTAAGGAACTTAAAGTCAAGCAAAATACGTTTGTGAATTTTCTGCTTGATAAAAAGTATCTTTACAGAGATAAAAAGGGCAAGCTTATGCCATATGCAAAGCCTATGGAGAACGGCTTGTTTGAAGTCAAGGAGTTTTCTAATGAGAAAACAGGTTTTTCAAGCACGCAGGTGTTTATTACACCTAAAGGAAAAGAAACGTTCAGGCTGTTATTGCTTTAATATAATAAATGATTTAAAGGAGGTAGAAAAATGAAACTGTACAAGGTCACAACGATAAACGACTATAACGTCAGAGAAGTGTTCACAGTTTGTGCAGATAGCAAATATGAAGCTATCATGAGGGCATATGACATGAACAAAGGCGGAAATGTCGCCGCTATCGAGGAGGTGGACTAAATGCTTAGAGTAATATCATCAGCAGAAGCGGTGGAACGGCTGAAAGCCGCAGGCTTCAACACCAACGTGAACAGGCTGAATGCAGGGCTGAGGCAAGGCGTGTATCCTTTTGGCTGTGCCATTAAGCTTAACGAGTATGTGTATGAGATATACTCAACTCTGCTTGACAAGTGGATAGCAGAGAGGTCAGAAGAAAGGACGTGAAATAATGATAGCCGTACTAGAAATAATCAGATGTGCCGCAGCGGTAGCACTTGTGGTGGTGCTTGCAATGTATGTAGCGTACAGGTGGTACGAGAGCGTAAAAGAAACTGCCTACGAGGAAGCAGAGGAGAGCATAAAGCGTGCGGTGAGAGAAGCAGGCAGACCAGTAGTCAAAGTCGAAGTAGAAATGAAAGGAAAGTGGTAAAATGGCGTTGATACTGCTGGTAACGATAGCCGTGCTTGCAGGCATAGATGTAGTGATGTATCTTGTGCTGAGCGTGGCTGAAAAGCGCTGGGAAGAAAAGTTTAAGGAGGATAAAGATGAATGAGAAATTCACAAACGAGGATATCATAAATGCGGCATATCGCTGTATAGGACACAAGATCGAGTGTGAGAACTGCAAACTTGCAACATCAGAAGAAAGCTGTGTTGAAAGGTTTGCACGATACATAGTGAACAACACAAAAAACGAGCTTGCACCTGCGGCAACAGGCACAAGCTCGGAGGTATCGACAAGAGATACCACTAATTTAACACATCTTGATGATAGCACATTGTTGGATATTTGTCAAGAGAAACTAGAGGAGATATCCCAAATAGCCCTTGACGATTACCCGAACGAGTTTCTGACGGGATATGCTTGTGCTGTAAGGGATAATATCAAGAGGTTGAGAGGAGCGAACTAAAATGTCAGTAAAAATAAACTCACTTGAATTTGAGAACGTAAAGAAAATAAAAGCCGTACAGCTTGAGCCTGCAAAGAATGGGCTTACTGTTATCGGCGGCAAGAACAGACAGGGCAAGACCTCTGTGCTTGACGCTATCGCTTGGGCGCTTGGGGGCGATAAGTACAAGCCGTCCTCTCCTCAGCGTGAGGGGTCCGTTGTCGAGCCGCATTTGAAGATCACCCTCGATAACGGTATCGTGGTGGAGCGTTCGGGCAAGAACAGCTCCCTCAAAGTCACCGACAGCACAGGCAAGAAAGGCGGTCAGCAGCTTTTGAACAGCTTTGTTGAGCAGTTCGCCCTCGACCTGCCTAAGTTCATCAACCAGTCAAACAAGGAAAAAGCTTCAACGCTGCTGAAAATAATCGGCGTGGGCGATACCCTCTACCAGCTTGAACATGAGGAACATACCCTCTATGACCAGCGTACCGCTATCGGCAGGATAGCTGACCAGAAGTCAAAGTTTGCAAAGGAAATGCCCGTGTATGCAAACGTCCCTGCCGAGCCTGTTTCAGCCTCAGAGCTTATCAGACAGCAGCAGGATATACTTGCTCGCAACGGCGAAAATCAGCGTAAGCGTGACCAGAAAGAATACTACGAAAAGCAGTTGGAGCTTGCCAAGTCTGCCTATGAGCGTGCAAAAGCAAGCTATGAAGCGGCGGTGAACAACTTCAAGCTCGCAAGCCTTGATGCACAGGACCTTGTGGACGAAAGCACGGCAGAGCTTGAAAAGAACATCTCAGATATCGAGGAGCTGAACAAGAAGATAAGAGCAAACCTCGACAGGGAGAAAGCTGAAATAGACGCTGAAGACTACCGCTCACAGTATACATATCTTACTGAGCAGATAGAGGGCGTAAGACAGGCTAAAACTGACCTGCTGGGCAGTGCCGACCTGCCTCTTGAGGGGCTTTCCGTTGAGGACGGAGAACTGCTGTATAATGGGCATAAGTGGGACAGTATAAGCGGTGCTGAACAGCTTATCGTCGCTACCTCTATCGTGAGAAAGCTTAACCCTGACTGCGGTTTTGTCCTGCTGGACAAGCTTGAACAAATGGATACTGATACCCTTAATGACTTCGGCAAGTGGCTCGAAGCACAGGGCTTGCAGGCGATAGCCACACGAGTTTCCACAGGTGACGAGTGCAGTATCATTATTGAGGACGGCAGGTCAATGGACAACGAAAAGGAAGAACAGACTGAAACGAAAACTTGGAAAGCAGGTGCATTTTAATGTATGAGATAACATCAGGAGTTGTAAGCTCCGCACAGAAGGTTGTGATATATGGTCCTGAGGGCATAGGCAAATCAACCTTTGCGGCTCAGTTCCCCGACCCTGTATTTATTGATACTGAGGGCAGCACAAAGAAGCTGAACATCAGACGTTTCCCTAAGCCAACAAGCTGGGAAATGCTCAAAAACGAGGTAAAGGAAGCTATGAACGGCAGGCTCTGCAAGACCCTTGTCATTGATACATTTGATTGGGCTGAACAACTTTGCATTGAAGCTATTTGCTCGGCTCATCAGAAGAAAGGCATTGAAGACTTCGGCTACGGCAACGGTTATGTCTATGAGAAAGAGGAGATAGGCAAGTTTCTTAATCTCTTGCAGGAGGTAGTTGACAGCGGTATCAACGTTGTGCTTACGGCTCACGCTCAGATGAGGAAGTTTGAACAGCCTGACGAGCTGGGTGCTTATGACCGCTGGGAGCTGAAACTTGGCAAAAAGACTTCTTCTCAGATATC